TATTTGATGGCAAGATACCCCATTCAATTAGACCAGCTTCTCATATAGCTCCGAGTTATAGATTTAGTTTGTCAGTATTCTTTAGACAAAAGAACTTTATTGAAGAAGCAAAAAATATTTCTTGACACTGCCCTCAAAATTTTGTATAATACATTATGAATTTATTTTATTTAGACGAAAATTTAGATAAGTGTGCGGAGTATCATGTGGACAAACACATTGTGAAAATGCCCTTAGAAGTTGCTCAAATCTTATGCACAAGTATATGGATTGACCAGTTCTTAGGCTTTGTCCCTAGGGCTTTGAATAAAGAAGAAAGAGATGTACTTAATGAAGAAAAAGCAAAGATAAAGCATCTAACACCAGAAGAACGCCCAATCACTCCATATCTACCAATGATGTATAACCACCCATGTACTATATGGGCGCGTTCATCACTAGACAATCACGAGTGGACACATTGCTATGGCAATGCATTGAATGATGAGTATAGATACAGATATGGCAAAGAGCATAAATCTATCGACCAAGTCGTAAATAAATTACCCGAGCCAGTTAATATGAAAAGAGTAGGCTTTACTGAATTTGGTTTGGCAATGCCAGACGAACTAAAAGATTATGATAATCCAATACAATCGTATAGAGACTATTATCATCTTGACAAAGCAACCTTTGCTAGCTGGAAATATAGAGATAAACCCCATTGGTGGGACGAGGAGTATGCAGACTATGAGAGTCGTATTACAAGATAAACCTTTTATTTCAGTATATTTTCCGAGCAGTATGAATCAAGAAAAAATTGATAATTGGTTGGCAAAATGGTATTCAGCAAGAAATTTAACACACTAGGACATAATGACAGACAAAGAACAAAAACAATTTAATGATTACGCAAAGTTCGTAATCTCAACAACCTCACAAGAAAGTTTACATACAGAAACATTAGTAGATAGACTAATGGATTTGCATGTTAAACAAGAGGTAGAATTCTCACAGCTACTCACAGCATCAATAGGTATGCAAGCTGAGTCAGGAGAATTTTCGGAAATAATCAAGAAGATTATATTTCAAGGAAAAGAATTCAATGAAGCAGAACGTTTTCATCTCATGCGTGAGTTAGGAGATGTTCTATGGTATTGGGTGCAAGGCTGCAAAGCACTTGGATACACACCTCAGCAAGTAATGGAAGAAAATATTAGAAAATTAGAGAGTAGGTATCCCAACGGATTTGAAGCAGTGCGTAGTGAAGTACGAAAAGAAGGAGACATCTAGTGATAAATGTATTAGATGAACTATATCATACGTACTCACACAAAAATAGAATGTGTGAAGTTTGGAAAGACCTTGACGGAACTTGGGTAACTAGACAGTACACAATAACACAATCGGGTAAGGTATGGGACAAAGATGTTATTCATGCAGGGCACAGTGAACAGTGGGCAGAAGATGCCGCAGAGAACTGGGTGTTGGAGATAAACTCATAATGGAAACAATAGAAACAATCCTTATGTTACCCTTTTATGTGTTTAAGTATGCATTCTCACTAGCATTTTGGTTTTTTGTTATAACTTATATAATGTCAACCGACTGGTATCATGACATTACAGGCAGACTAAGGAATAGATTAGATGGAAAATAAATTTAATGAAGATATAATTTTAGATAAACTAAAGTTGTATATAGCTAAAACATACGAACAACATTATGGCTCTGGGGATATACAGACAACAGAAGTTACTTTTGACGCAGGTCATGGAGAAGGCTTTTGTATTGGGAATATAATCAAGTATGCCCAGCGTTTCGGAAAAAAAGAAGGCAGGAATGAAAAAGACTTATATAAGATTATACATTATGCCGTAATACTTTTAGGAGAGATGCACAAACACGAAAAGAAAGAGCATAGATGTTTTGAAGACCATATGCAAGAAGGAGCTGACTAATGGCGGCACGTGGAGTACGAGCAAAGAAAACAGAAAAACTAGATGATGAGAACTTAGCAAGAGTACAAGAGGCTCTTGCGGGCAGTAATCCTATTACAAAGAAGGAAGCCTGCGAAATGCTAAACATTAGTTATAATACTACGAGGCTCAGCAAGATTCTAGCAGAGCATGATGAGACTATGCGATTTAGAGCAGTACGGAAATCACAGNTAAAAGGAACGAAAGCTACAGACGCTGAGATAAAGCAAGTTATAGAGTGGTACTTAAATGAAACNCCTGTATCAGAGATTGCAAAGTCTATGTATCGTAGCTCAACCTTTGTAAAAAATATAATTAGTAGAGTAGGGATACCAGAGAAAAGACCTAAAACTGAGCAAGGCAGTAACCACAAAATAGGTTTCTTGCCAGAAGAGTGTGTAAGTGAAAGTTTTGAGCCAGGCGAAACAGTCTGGTGTGCAAGACATGACTTACCAGCTATAGTTAAAAAGGTAATGCCTAACACCACACAAACAAACTATATGGATAAGTATGGGGCAGAGTGCTACCACATTTATGTTATAGAGTTAACAGATTTTGAGAGTCTTTACTTTGGCTTTCAAAAAACAGGTGGGTTCAATGCTCACTCAATAGCTTACGACTTAGGAAGTCTAAAGCATTTAGAAAAGTACGGCGTAGTAATATAGGAGAAACGCATGGAACCATGGACGATAATAGTGTCCATATGGTTAAGTACATGGTGCATGCTAATGTGGAGAACATATTCTGTTAGTATGCGTATGATTGGAAAAGAACCTGAAGGACACTACATAATAAAATATAAAGTCATGCATTTTATAGTGTATGCACTAGGGATGTTTGTCATGACTCCGTTTATATGGCAAGTAACCTTTCTTGAAGAAGCAAGAAGAAAGTGGGTAATAGCCTACGTAAACGGAATTTTAGGAAAAAAGAAATGAATCAAAAAATAAGAGATGCTCTAATAGCCAAGTATAAAGGGGACTTAGCGCAAGCAGAAGCAAACATATCTGTGTATCTACTACACCCTGTAGGTATAGGAGAGCACCCAGATATAATGGGTGCAGTAAATGAACAGGTCGAACTAGCCGTTCATGCACAAGAAAAATTAGACTACGTTAGTGGTCTTAAATGGTAAGGAACTAAAATATAGTTCTTGACTTGGCGTCTATTTTTCTGTATAATATTAATATATGGGAGATAGATTTTATCAACAACAACTCGACAGACTCGGCACATGCCCTGGCTATCGAGGTACAACAAGGAGAAGACGCATGGCATGGACAGACGAATCCAAAGCTCAAGCCGTTGAGATGTACACAGAAGCAGAAGCAACTCCAGAAACTTCAATGGAGATTGTAAAGGACATAGCTGAGGAGTTAGGCGAAAGCCCTAACGGAGTCAGAATGATTCTTACTAAAGCTGGCGTGTATGTTAAGAAAGCCCCTGCATCTGGTACAGCAAAAGCCTCTGGTGGCGCTAGTACTAGAGTAAGTAAAGCTGACGCAGCTCAAACATTGAAAGATGCATTGAGTGACGCAGGTCAAAACATTGATGACGACATCATTGACAAATTGACAGGCAAAGCATCAGTATACTTCACAGGTGTTATCAACGCAATCAATAACTAATGACTATTGAGCAGATATTATTAGTATTAGTATTTATAATACTACTATGGGCTTTACGCTAATATAATACTAACCATTACTAAAGAGAAAGAGTTTTCTTAATAGTAATGGAGTATTATAGTGAAAAAGCAAGACTTTATAAGTCAAGTGAAAAATTGTGGAGACGCAATTATCACATACCGAAGTACTAACTCACGAAAACTAAAGTACAATGTTTGTACCTTAGATTTTGATAATAAGTATATACAAAGTAAAAAGAACCGAGCCAAAGAAACTGCGGATTCGGTTCTTCTGTTTTGTTGGGATACAGACTCTTATCGTCTGTTATTACCTAAAAATGTAACTAATATCCAACCCCTTAGTTCAATACTGAGGAACAAGCGATGAATTTACATGACGCACCAGAGATATATGAAAAGATTATTTCTGAGAACGAAACAGCAACAGAACAGATTAGACTTACTATCAATACCTTTCGTGATGTAGAGTATTTACATCTAAGAAAATATTACCTCGACTTTGATGGCGATTTCAAGCCTTCTAAAGATGGGGTAGCAATGAAGCTGGATTTCAATAATTCTAGAGGATTATTTGAAGGACTGGTAGAGATTATCTCACTTGCCGAGGCAAAGAATATTTTAGAAGAACACTTCAAAGATATACTAGATAAGATTTACCTACCCTGAAAATAGTTCTTGACACCGCTTCAAAAAAATAGTATAATATATAAATGGAAAATTTAAAAGAAGTATTACAACAAGCATCAACCGACTACTATAATGGAAACCCTACCATGTCGGACACAGCTTTTGATAGACTTTCTGAGGTAGCGGGCTACGAAGAAGTAGGAACTTCAAGTAGTGATAACCGAGTACCTCATATGTATCAAATGTATTCCTTACAAAAAGTTTTCTCTAATGAAGCTAGTACCAAAGACCCGTTTAACAANTANAAGGGTACTGTAATTGTAAGTCCTAAACTGGACGGCGCTGCTGTTTCATTATTATATGTCGAAGGGCAGTTTCTTCGTGCCTTAACACGAGGAGATGGTAAGAAAGGCTTGGATATTACAAGCCATATTGAGACTCTCGTTCCACAACACCTTGANTTTCATATGATGGGTACTAGGAACATAGTCCAAGTTACTGGAGAAGTAGTTGCNCCTAAGACAATAAAAAACGCTCGCAATTATGCTGCGGGTGCACTCAACCTAAAGTCTACTGATGAGTTCAGAGAAAGACAGTTACGATTCATAGCTTATGGATTGCAAGAGTCTTGGAACGAAGAATGGACAGACGATTTGATATTTTTGGCTGAGTCTGGGTTTGATACAGTTACTCAAAGTAACTGGGTTCAGTACCCAGACGACGGTTTGGTATTCAGAATAAATAATCACAAAGAGTTTAACTCACGAGGATACACCTCACACCACCCACGCGGAGCATACGCTCTCAAACAAATACAGCAAGGAGTAGAAACTACTCTGCTAGATGTAGTATGGAATGTGGGTAAATCAGGAGTAGTAGCTCCAGTAGCAATGCTAGAGCCTATAGAGATTGATGGCGCAATGGTCAGTAAAGCAACTTTACACAATATGCGTTATATAGTTGACCTTGACCTAGAGATAGGTTGTCAAGTAGAAGTTATACGAAGTGGAGAAATCATACCTCGTATAGTAAGGAGACTATAGTTGCCAAGTATAGGCAAGTACAATCATACTTTTTTTGAGAATCACCCCGAAGAAAAAGACAGAGAAGGAGTACTCTACGGAATAGTCTTGGTTAATGAAAGAACTTTTGAAAGAGAGTGCATAAAGGTAGGCATAGCTAGTGGAAAAGATTGGCGGCATATTATAAAGCGTAGTAGAGGTTTTAAAGGATATGATATTCGTATTCAAAAGACTTGGTCTAGTACTCTTTATAATGTGTGGGCACACGAACAGTACCTACATGAAATTTATAAGCAAGATAAACATGTTCCAATGTTCAAGTTTGGAGGTCATACTGAGTGTTTCAAAATTGATTCGCTCATTCTACAGGACTTCCCGAAAAATAGTTCTTGACATAGCAACTTATTTTTGTTATAATATATAAATAGAAAATTAAGAGAGTCGAAATGAAAACAATAGTACCGCCACAAATCTGTCCATCATGTATGTCAGATTTAGTGTGGGAAAAAGATCAAATCTTCTGTCATAACACCCAGTGTGGTGGTAAGACAACTAAGAAGATTGAACACTTTGCTTCGACTCTCAAAATCAAAGGTCTCGGACCGCGCACAGTAGAAAAGTTACAAATTAGTGATTTGTACGACCTCTACGAACTGCCTCTTGAAATAATGATTGAGGCATTGCAGTCCGAGAAACTAGCAGTAAAACTGCATAGAGAAATTCAAAATAGTAAGGCTACTGATTTAGTTGACTTACTACCCGCTTTCTCTATCAAACTAATTGGTCGATCCGCTTCATCTAAACTTTGCTCTGTTATTAGTAATATGGGTGAAATTAGTGAGGAAACTTGCAAAGAAGCAGGACTCGGTCAAGTAGCAACAGAACATTTATTGGACTGGTATTACGAAGAGTTTATTGACGGATATGAAAGACTTCCGTTCAAGTGGGCGCAGATACTTAAAGTGTCAAAACCTACTGAAACTACAGGAGTAGTTTGTATCTCGGGAAAACTAAAAAGCTACAAGACAAAAGCTCAAGCAACAGAATATTTAGAAAAACTGGGCTATCTTGTTAAGAGTAGTTTGACTAAAGATGTAACAATATTAGTAAATGAAAGCGGTATAGAGTCCGCAAAAACACAGACAGCCCGAGAAAGGGGTGTTATAATAATAACCAACTTAAACGAAATAGGAAAATAATCATGGCATTACCAAAATGGACAGATGAAAGAACTCAACAATTAGTTGATTTCGTAGGCAGTGAGTCACCAATCTCACAAGCCACAGTTGCTAGCGCAGCTGATGAGTTAGAAACTTCTACAAGAAGTGTCTCTAGCAAATTAAGAAAAATGGGTCACGACGTAGAACTAGCTTCTTCAGTATCAAACAGAACTTTTTCTGAAGATCAAGAAGCCACACTACAAGCGTTTGTAACTGACAACGATGGTCAGTACACATATGCAGATATTGCAGCATCTTTTGAAGGTGGAGCATTTTCTGCTAAATCAATACAAGGGAAAATCCTTTCAATGGAACTTACTTCCCATGTAAAACCAGCTGAGAAACCAGAATCAGTTAGAACTTACTCTCCCGAAGAAGAAGCAACATTCACCTCTATGGTAAATGGTGGGTCTTTTGTTGAAGAAATCGCAGAAGCCCTCGGCAAATCTGTTAATTCTATCAGAGGAAAAGCTCTTAGCTTACTTAGAAGTGGCGATATTAACGCTATACCTAAGCAAAAAGAAACTAAAGGTAGCTCTAAAGCTGATCCTTTAGCGGACATCGAAAATATCGGCGACTTAAATGTTGAAGATATTGCTGATGAAATTGGCAAAACTGTAAGAGGCGTAAAAACTATGTTGACAAGACGTGGTTTAACTTGTGCTGATTACGACGGCGCTGCAAGAAAAGAAAAAGCATCTAGCTAATTCTTTCTTAAAATTCTGTGCGAGGGATTCATTCCCTTGCACTTTTTTATCTGGGAGGGTAGACATTGAACTTAACTTCAGCTTTGTTGAAGCAAATTATAGCACAGGAAGACTTTGACACTTGGGGAAACCTAAGACAAAACTATCTTGGTGCAGATTATCAGTCCTTACATAAGGTCATAGATACTCACATAAAAAATTTCAATGCCCTACCTTCTTTTGATGACTTAAAACTATCCATTCGTGATAGAAAGTTACAAGAAAAAGTATTCGCAATCGAAGCTGTTGATATAGATATCGACGCTTGGGTTCTGCTCGAGTATGTAAAAAACGAGTATACACAAGTAGAAATACTAAATGAATTAGATGGATTCATAGACAAGACTGTAGCAATATCTTCCGCAGAAGAAAACGTAGAGGCAATACAACAGATTGTCTTAGATGTTGGAGAACGAGTTGATCTTAAAGCTCCTGAAGAAAATATGCAGACAATTCCTCTATTTGATTCAGAGAAAGATCTCAAAAAGTATTTACCACTTGGACTCAATGATGAGTATGACCAATCACTAAAATTCTCTCCTAGAGACTTAATATTAGTAGGTGGTCGTAGAGGTGCAGGTAAGTCTATAACTTGTTGCAATATTGCAAACAATGTTTACGAACAAGGAAAGAGTGCTATGTACTTTACTATAGAGATGGACAGTCGTTCCATTTTACAAAGAATGTGTGCCCTAGGTGCACGTATACCTATCTCTCGATTAGCTACACGAAACTTGACAACTGTTGAGTGGGATAGAGTAGCAGACTGGTGGGCAGGAAGATTCGAAGGAGGAGAAACATTAGTACCTGAATTCAAACAAACAAGAGACTTTGACGAGTTTCACAAAAAACTACAGACAAGACCTCTGCATAAAGATAAGCAGATAGATGTAGTATATGACCCAGTACTTAGCCTTTCTAGAATCAGACAAGAACTAGAAAGTAAAGTATCACAAACAGATTATGGAGTAATAGTAGTTGATTATTTAAATCAGGTTAAACGCTCCAATGTTCCCTCAAAGAGTGGACAATATGACTGGACAGAGCAGATAGAAGTCAGTAAGACTCTGAAAAGTATTGCACAGGAGTATGAAGT